CTGTATGAGCCAGGTGGTGTAGTAAATAGCAAAGTTCTAAGAAGGCCCCCAGCAGGAGAGTGTAGCTATGTAAAGAAAAATTATGTAGAAGCTTCTAATTTATTAAAATCATTCAAGGGTTCAATAACAGAAGAAGATCACTTGTCATTGGTTAAAGGATTCGCACTTATATTTTCACAAGATAATATAAGATTTAACGCACAGAGATTTTTTGAAGACTCTGGTCGTACAGAAATGGTAGAATAATGGAAGAGAAAGTACTTTGTTACTGTTGCAATAAGACAAAAAATAAGTTAAATGTTAAGAAATCTTCTTTACTAAATATCAATCTATTAATGTGTGAAGCATGCTTTGACGGCAAACTTGAGCCAAGATGGGTTGTTATTTTAGCTGGAAGACAGAACGGTAGTGAATATGTTAAGGATCACGTATCTAAAAAAAGATATCCTGGCAATGAAATACTTGCTTCTGAATTACTAATTTAAGATTGATTTTGCTGTATAATATAGAATATAATGGATATTTCTTATGCCCAAATAATAATTACACTAGTCGCATCGCTTCTCAGCGGTATGGGGACTGGTTTAATTGCTGGTCGCAGGTCTAAAAAAGCAGATAAAATAAGGGCGGAAGAAAAGGCAAAAGATGAGCTTAAGCTTGAATTAAAAGACCTTCAAATTAAATTATACAAACTTGAGCGTGACCTTGATGAGTGGAAAGACAAATACTTTGAGGCACTTCAGGAATTGATACAGGTAAAAGCCGAACTTGAGCATACTTTAATGGCATTAAACCATATAGAAATACATAATTCAGAAATTAATGATGAGCACTAGCACTACAAATATATAAATAGTATACTGGTAGTATGACTTGTATTGTTGCTATAGCTCAAAATGGTGTTGTTTATATGGGCTCAGACCACGCCGCCTCAGATGATAAGAGTGGCTGGATATTGTCTCGTAAAGAGCCAAAGTGTTTTAAAGTTGGTCAGTATGGAATTGCTTTTACAGATTCTTTTCGTATGGGGCAAATTTTGCAATACATGTGGACCCCACCAAAGTATACTCCAACTAAAACTAATTCAGGATTAGATAAGTTTATGAGAACTAAGTTTGTCGATTCAGTTAAAGCTGCATTTAAAGAGCATGGCTACGGGAGCATTGGATCATCCTCCGAAGAAGACACTGGTGGAATTTTCATAGTAGGTGTTGAAGGCAGAATCTTTACTATAGATGAAGACTTTCATGTTGGAGAAAATGTGGTTAATTACATGGCCGAAGGTAGCGGTGGACAGATAGCCCTTGGGGCCTTGCATGCCACAAAGAATCAAAAGAACCCTAGGCTTAGATTAAAAGCAGCACTAGAAGCAGCAACTGAGTTCAACATGAGCGTTGCCGCCCCCTATACATATATTCAAGTTTAGTGTATAATTGATTTATGTTGATACTTGTTTCTGTTCTGTCAGTTGCTGTAACAATATTTATGATTAGAGCATGCACATCAATATTGAAAAAATATGATTTTGGTTTCTACTACATAAATAAAATAGAAGAGCAGCTAGAAGCACAAAGAATGCAAGAAGCAATGGCGCAAGATGGCGCCATAGATATCAATATGCTTAGGCCAGATGACTACAGTCACGCTATGGATCTAAGAGGTACACCAACTCATGTCTGCCCATGTGGATGCGATATATGGAATGTTAAAGTAATGTTTGAATCAAATGAAATCGCTACATATTTCTTAGATATGGAATGCGCTAATTGCGGAAGCGTTGCTACCGCTCCAACACCAGTAGATAAAGGATTTATAAATTGAGAAAATCAGAAAGATTAAGAGAGCTTGAGTTCGCAGTAATTAGAATGGAAATGACTATTCAGTTGCTGGAAATGACATTAAATAATCTATTAGAGATGCAAGGAATGTCCAGTGCGCCTGAGTTAGACGGCGGAAAATGGTACAAAAACAAACCAGATAACTCTTGACATTCTGCTGTTATTTAGTAGAATATAGATATGAATAAAAAACTAATAGCATTAATTACACTAATCACACTAATTGCGCCTATCAAGGCGATTGCTGCAGAGCCAGCACCAACGATTGCAATTTTAGACACAGCAATCGATACTTCCTTGCCAGAGTTTAAGGATAAGATTGTTCAAGAAGTTTGTCTTATTGATTGGACAACTTGCCCAAATGGTCTTTCATACATGGAGGGTCCAGGAGCAGCATCAATGCCAGCCGATTTAATTACAAAGAATGGTTTTGATCATGGAACACAAATGGCATCAATTTTTCTTAAAAATAACCCTGATGCTAAAATTGTGTTTATTAAAATTATTGGTAATAATGCAAGTGGTCAACGACAAGTAGCGCTTGAGTCAACTGTGTTTAATGCTCTCAATTGGGTAAAGAAAAATGCATCTAAATATAACATTAAGGCTGTCAGCATGTCTCAAGGACACCACAATCTAGGTGCTGCAGGAACAAGTTACTGCCCCAACACACCAATTACTAAGCAGTCTGTTATTGATTTATCTTCTATTAACATCCCAGTTTTCTTCCCTTCAGGCAACGGGCGTGACTATAACAGAATCGACTGGCCAGCTTGTATAGACGAATCGGTCTCTGTTGGATACGTAGATCAACAAGGCGAAATGTCTGCATCTAGCAACAACGATGCGTCTAAGCTTGACTTCTTTGATTATGGATTTTGGCAAGCAACTGCTCCTGGTGGAGTGGTAAAAAATGTTGCTGGTTCATCTGCTGCAGTAGCAGTTTCAGCAGCAAAGTATATTAAGTTGCAGCAAGCCAAGCCAAATCTAAATATGAATCAACTTATTGATGTTTTGAAACAGACTTCTGTTGATACAATTGGTCGACAAGGAAAGTTTAAAAAACTTATTAACATAAATGCAGCATTAGCGTATCAGTATGTTGCAGTATTAACACCTCAACAAGTTTCCGATGCAAAAGCAAAAGCAGATGCCGCAAGAAAAGCAGCACTTCAATTGGAAATCAACAAGCTAATTGCAGATGCAGAGCTTCAGTACCAGTTAGAGGTCAAAGCAGCAGCAGACAAGCTATCTGCATATAAGACAGCACAGTTAGCAAGATTAAATGGATAACAAATTAACTGTACTAGAAGAAATTATTAAAGAGATTGGCGAGGAGTTGTACCAGAAATGGTACAACGCCCTTGCTATTGAAGATAGAACAGAGGAGGCTTCAAAAGCCATGTCTTCTAATGCAGGAGAAACTGCAGTCTGGGTAATCCAAACATTCATGAATAAGTTTAATGCAGCAGCGGATGAATTAAAGGGAGATTAAGTTGATCGTTACAGATGAAAGTTTTGACAAGGTTCTAGATGCACATGATTTAGTCCTTATCGACTTTTGGGCTCCATGGTGTGGACCCTGCAAAAAAGTATCCCCAATCTTAGATGATATATCGAATGAGCGTGGATTATGGGTGGGAAAGCTAAATGTTGATGAGAATCCAATAAAACCAGCAGAATACTCTGTAACCTCTATACCTTATATGGTACTATTTAAGTCAGGGAAACCAGTAAAAACTATTACTGGGGCTAAGCCAAAGCATGTATTGCTTGATGAGCTTTCCAAATGGATATAGAAGATATCGATGCAGACCACCTAGAGTTTGAAATATGGCTCAAGAATGGTTATGACAGAGGCTGGGTGTCGGATGTATTTTGTGACACACACGATGGTCCACCTTTAACAGATGAAGAAATGCAAGAATGGGAAGAAGGAGGAGATCCCTGCTCTTTCCATGTAAAAGTAAATGCACTACACTAAATTTCTGTGATCATAAAGACACAGAGGAAATAAGGAGAATAAATTAAATGAACTCATTTAAGAAAGTATCAATTGCTACTGCTGCAGCTCTAGCAATCGTTGGCTTTACCGTATCACCATCTTCGGCAGCACCTCTTGCCGTTACGGTTGCAGGGTCAGCTAACGCAACTACAGCAGCAGCACCAGCAACAGTAGCAGTTCCATCAAGTAATGTCATTACTTCTGGAAACACTATTGCTCTTGCAGCAACAGCAGATACAGGTACAAATGTAACCTTTACTGCTTCATCAACTGTAAAGCTTGTAACAGCACTTAACACAACAGATGCACCAAAGACAATTGCATCAGGTGTTTCGACACTTACAATTGCTTCTGCTGGCTCGGCATTAACAGTTTATGCTTATACAACTACAACAGCAGTTGGCTCAGTGACCATTACTAATGGCTCATACTCAACAATTGTTTACATCGCTGGTACTGCTGGAGCGGCGTACAACCTAGCACTAACAGTTCCTTCTGCAACAGCAGTTGGGACAGTGCCTACAATTGCTCTAACAACAACCGATGTATTCGGAAACTCAGTTTCAGATACAGCAACAGTAACCTTGATCGGTTCGACATTTGCTGATGGCACTGTCACCAAGTCACTAACTACAGCTACAGCAACAAATACATCTACTGGAGCAGTTCTTGGAACTGTAACAGCAGCACTAGCAGCAGGAGTTGCTGGAGATGTAACAGTGGTTGCAACGGGCCTTGCATCAGTAACAGCCGTAACTGGCCTTGCTGCTCCAGTAAAGTCTGTCATTGCTAAGTTCACAGTTTCTGATCTTTCAGGAATCATTGCAGGACTTAAGTCAGACCTTGCAGTTGCTAACGCGACTAATGCATCACATGTTGCAGACAAGTCAGCACTTGCAGCAGCAGTCGCTGCAGCAAACAAGTCAAGAGATGATTTCTCAACTGCACTTGCAAGCGCAAATGTTCAGATCGCAAAGGCTATTGCTGAAGCAGCAGATGCTAAGAAGGCAAGCGATGCAGCAATTAAGGCTCTTACAGAAGCAGGCGCTGCTACAGAAAAGATCCTTGCTGATCTCAAGGTAGAACTTGCAGCAAGCAAGGCAGAAATCGCAGCAACAAATAAGTTGTTTGACGCACTAAAGGTATCATCTGCTAAGGCACTTGCTGATCTAAAGGCTTCATCAGATAAGGCTCTTGCAGATGCAATCGCAGCACATGCTGCGACACTTGCAGATGCAAAGGTTGCTTCAGATAAGGCTCTTGCAGATGCAAAGACACTTTCAGATGCAACTGCAGCATCAGTCAAGGCAGCAAATGACCTTGCAGCAGCAAAGGCAAAGGCTGACTATAATAAGTTGGCTGCAAAGTGGAACAAGGCTAATCCAAAGGCTAAGGTTGCACTAAAGAAGTAAATAACTTCGATTAAAGGGGCAAGGAATCCCTTGCCCCTTTAATGTTAAAATGATAGAATAGGCATATGGAATCAAATAAAAGAAGTTTATATAAATCAATTACTTGGCCAGCAGTGCATATTGGATTTGTTGGTACATTAGTTTATTTCTTTGAAATGGCTATTACTGGCGAAGCCCACTGGGAATACGCTGGCACATTTGCAATCATATATACAGCATGTGAGGCTTTAGGATTTTTCTTACACGAAAGAGCTTGGAACAAGTTTGGAAATAAAGTTAAGTAATGAATGACATCCTTAAAAGTTTTATTAAGGCTAAAGAAGAGAGAACCTCAGTAATCTTAAAAGATTATTTTAAAGTAAATACTGATTGGCAACAAATTTTAAACTATGTATACGAACAATCTTCTATGGACAACGAAGAATCACATGAAAAACAAAAAGAAGATAGACACATGGGCTCAAGATTCCATGGCAATCTTTTAGTGCTAGATCCTTTGTGGATAGCACCTCAAAATGCTGAGGTGTGGGCTGGCATACCACAACTTAAAGATTTTCTTGTTAAGATTAATAAAGACTCTGGGTCAGGTGAATCATTTGAAGATTGTAAATTTTATAAGCATTGGGATATACGCCCATGTACATGTAACTCTATATGGCACTCAGAAGGCTTTAGAATTTCATTGTCAAATAGATTTGTGAAAGAGCACAGCGATCCTTGGGACGCTGTATATTTACAAATAGTTGGAAAATCATTTTGGAAAATAGTTGGTTCAGATACACAGGTATATGAATTAAACGAAGGAGATCTTTTGTTCTTTCCAAAAGAAACATCTCATGAAGTTTGGTCTGAAGGCCCAAGAGTTGGGATTTTAGTAGGAGATATATTAGGAAGGTTAAATAATTAATGGGTAAACATTTAGATAAAATGCAAAGAGCTCTTGCTCAAAGGCAGGCTGGAACATATTCAAGCGGACAAAAAAAACCTGGATCAATGAACATTAAAAAAACTGGCTACAGGGGTCAGAAAGCAAAGGGCTCTAAGTAGTGTTTGAAGATATTTGTCAGTGGTCTAAAGAATGTAGTAATAAAGCAACAAGAATTGCATCAAGAAAAGAAGGACCAATTATAGACATTTGTGATAAATGTTGGCACAAAGAGTTTAAATCATGATTAATATAAGAGAAGAAATATTAAACGCAAAAGAAAACCACATAGCTTATATACATAAAGGATACTGGAAAGACGTCCCATCATGGCCAGAATTTTTAAATTGCATATTTAAAGAGATACAGTCAGAAACAACAGTAGAGACAAAAGGCGGAAGCTCTCAAGATGAAAAGGGTGTCGGAAATGTTGTAATAGCAAATAATGTATATTTTAGTCCACAAGTCACACATATGGAATATTTCAGAACTATGTCTAGTTTTTTAAAAGACTTTGAGAATGTAAATGGAATAGAAATGGGTATATCTGGCCCTAAAATTTCAGTGGGGCCCAGAATAGTTCACGCTCATAGCGATCAATGGGACGCATTCTCATTACAATGCCAAGGCACAACTATATGGACAATAAGTTACCCAGAAGATGGGTACTCAGAAGAATTCCATATGGAACCAGGAGACCTTCTATTTTTTCCAAAAGAAACTATGCATGAGCTTTATTGTGAGGAGCCTAGGGCTGGTATTATATTTAATTTGCCAGATGTTAGAGAATCCTCACATAAGTCAGCCTGATCAAAATAATGCTATAATAGTTGTATAAGCGGATTACTAGTCCCGCTTAAATTAATAACCTATAGGAGAAGTAAAATGACAACAAATGGAATTAATGGTGGCGGATTCGAAGCTGCCACACCAGCAGGAACAAACAATATCAATGCACACTATTCAGACAACACAGGCTCAGCATTTCCTGTTACAGATAAGTCAACACAAGATGGTGCTGGCCTAGGACAGGGTGGTAAGTAATATGGAAAACATTAAAGCAGAAACACCAGCAGCACCTGTTGCACCAGCAGCACCTGTTGCACCTAAATCAGCAGTACCAGCGCCAGGAACACCTGAATTTGCTGCATGGGCTTGGGAAAATAGAAACGGCTAATGTGTTACGAATGTGGATGTGAAACTCTAGGAAGTACTATGGGTGGAACGCAGGCAAATATTCTTGATGTTTCAAGAGATGGAGATTCAGGCTTAACATTAAGCATGAGCTCCACACCAGAGCAGACAAGACAATTTATAAATGAGTAATTTTAAAAAAGATGATGGCACTGGCATGGTAACACCGCCTACTGGTGGTGCACCTGCTGGCGCTGTTACCAGCAGAGAAGCAACAAGGAAGCAGCCAAGACAAGGTATGAAGGTGGATACAAATAAGCACGGCATTAGAAGAGAAACAAGTCTAATACCTAAGCCACCCAAGAAGACAGGTAGAAAGAAGATCTAATAAATGTGCATTAAGTGCGGTAGCTGTTATAAAGAACATGAGCGCACAATAGATGACGCAGTAGATTTTATTGAAGACTTGGATTATAAAAATTAGAAAATTACTAAATGGATCAACCGTCTCTGAATTAGATGAGGCGGTTGATCTAATTATACACACTAAAGCTCCAGGTAAATATAAGGTTATAGACCTAGAAACGGGCGAAGAGTATGTAGGCTCAGAAATTAAAAATGAAAGCTTTGCCCCAGTCTTAATAGAAAAAGTTAACAGGGGGAAAATCGGTCAATGGATTAAAATAAAAGCAAAACAATCTATTGACCAGGTCAAATAACTATTGTATAATAGGTAGTATACATGGTGTATGCTATAAACAAAAGAAAGAATATTATGAAAACAATCGGAGATAAACTCAATCAATTTTCAGTTGTTGGTGTTAAGCCAGCAAGACTTGATTATGCAGAAGATGCATTTGAAACCTTAACAGAAAAATCATTTCCTGGAAAATGGAAAGTAATTGTTTTTTACCCTAAAGATTTTACTTTTGTTTGCCCAACAGAAATTGTTGCATACGACAAGCTATCAAAAGACTTTGATGATAGAGATGCAGTTCTTATGACTGGATCAACAGATAATGAATTTTGTAAGATTGCTTGGAGAAATGCACATGAAGATTTAGCAAAGACAAATTCATGGTCATTTGCAGATCAAATTCGTGGTTGGCAATGGAATGATGCTACAGAAGAATCAACTGCTGGCCTAGCAGAACAACTTGGTATTTTAACACCACAAGGAGTTGCACTACGTGCTACATTTATTGTAGATCCAGAAAACATCATCCAGCATGTAACTGTAAATAACCTTGACGTCGGCAGAAACCCAGAAGAAACATTACGTATTCTAGATGCACTTCAAACAGGAGAGCTATGTGCATGCAATAGAACAATTGGTGGAGAAACTCTATAATGACTTGGGTAGACCAGCTTAAGGATTCTCTTCCAGAATATGCTAAAGACATCAAGCTAAACCTTGATGCAGTAATTAATAGATCAACTATTGATTCAGAGCATGCCATGTATCTTTCTATCGCTGCAGCATTTGCAACTGGTAATGGTAAGCTTCTTGCCTTCATTACAGCAAGCGCAACAGATGATGTTGAAAGAAATGCAGCCCTTACTGCTGGTGCCATTATGGCACAAAATAACGTATGGTATCCATATATTGAGATGGCAGATGATCAAAATTTATCTGGGCTACCAGCACAGCTTAGAATGAATTCTATCGCTTCCCATGGGGGCACTACAAAAGCAAAGTTTGAAGCATATAGCCTTGCATCTTCTATTATTGGTAAATGCCATTTCTGTGTAAAAGCACATTATGAAACATTAAAGCAAGAGGGCTACTCAGTAGAGCAGCTTCGTGACATAGGCAGAATTGCAGCAACAATTAACGCTTTGTCAAAAATACTATCCGCTTAACCAAGAAATGGTATAATTGGGTAAATACATATTGAAAAGGGAGACATCATGTCAGAAACACAGGTAGTTAGTCAGCTCGGAGGAAAACTTCTCGGAGGAGGAGGAACTGGGATTTGGCAATACGACAACTTTATATCTAAGGAAGAGTGTGAAGAGCTAATTAAATTCTTTAATGCTAATTCTGAAGAGTGGAGATATATCTGCTTCTATGGATCTTACGGTATGCATGTTGTTTCACCTTTTGATAAAGAGCATGGCACAACAATAACAGAAGAATATATGGCAAAACTTCGTGAGAAAATGATTCAATACGTATCTGATGCTGCAGGCAGACCAATGAAGATTAATAGTATGCATGCTCAGAAATGGGAGCTTGGTGCCTATGCAAACGATCACTCAGATAGCTCAGACCTAGATGGAAATGATATGGGCTGGAGTGACAACAAGCAATATGCTGGAATATATCTAAATTCACAGCCAGACTATAGCGGTGGAGTTTTAAAGTTTAGAGATTACGGACTAGATGTTGTTCCAGAAGCTGGATCCTTTGTATCGTTCCCAGGTGGCCCAGAAAACATTCATAGTGTTACAGAAATAACTGGCGGAACAAGATACACTATTGTTATTTTTTGGGACTATGCAGACGCATGGTATTCAGAAGCGGAATTACAAGAAATGGAGCGCATGATTCTTAAAGAAAGAATTCACCAGTTCCAGCTAAAAAGACAGTGGACGCTTGGAGAAGCGCACCCATTGCTAGAAGATCCTTACGCTGGTCTGGATGACGAATCCAAGCTACCAGAAGGATTTAAAGATAGCCTAACTACTGCAGATATTAAATCAAATGCACGTAGAAATCAAGAAAATGCAGTAAAAGAAGGCCGTGTTCCAGAAGGAGCGGTAAACGATATGATAATTAAGGAAGACGAAGCATGATAAACAAAGAAGGATCAAAGGGCATAGATATAAATGGAGATGCCTATGACTATGGTTTTACTATTGAAATTGGAAGAGTTCATTACTCTCCAAATGAA